AACTGGTCGACACGGTCCCCGCTGTCGGGGTCGCCCCGCGCCTGTTGGAACTGGTCGACCGCTGGGACCCGTACGCCGTCGTCGTCGACGCCGCAGGACCCGCGGGGACGGTCGCCGACAAACTGCGTCCCGTCTGCGACCGTCTGGTCGTCAGTACGACCCGCGACCTGGCGGCGGCGTGTGCGATGTTCTACGACGCGGTCGCCGCCCGAACGGTTCGTGTTCGTCCGTCGCTGGTCCTGTCACAGTCGGCGGCGGACGCCCGCAAACGACAAGTCGGTCAGTCGTGGGTCTGGTCGCGGGTCGACGGCGGGTCGCCGATTGTCGCGACGTCGCTGGCGTTCTGGGGCTGGGACCGCGCCCGAACTATCGCCGCCAATCAACAGCAATGGGTCGCGTTCTAAAGGGGTCGCTATGGGACTGTTCAGCAAACGACAAGTCACGCCAGGCGCGCCGATTGATTCGCCGCGCGGGTCGCGGATACAGGCGGCTGGCCCGAAAGTTCGCACCGCGACAGACGGGCGCGACGTGTTGCTGAACACGCCTGACGGCTGGGAAGTCGACCAGCCCTGGTTGTGGTTCACGGGTCCCGCCGGCGGCGGGCTGGGTCCGTTCGGTAACCCGCTGGTCCCTAGTGACGGCGACCCGTTCGGGCTGTCGAATCAGGCGGGCGTGTCGCGCTGTACGTCGATTATCTGCGACACGATTTCCGGTCTTCCGTGGAAAGTGTTCCGCGGCGAGTACACAGAACTGCCGACGCCCGCCTGGCTTATCGACCCACAGTCGACGCGGGTAGACGGGCGAGTCGTCGACCCTGGGCAAGTGTGGGAAGCGCGACTGTCAGCGGTCGAATTCTGGGCGAACTGGATATGTGCGGCGCTGTGGTTCGGCGACGGCTACGTGTACGCGCCCGTACGCGATTCGAACGGTCAGCCACAGCCGCCACTGTGGCAACTACACCCCGCGGACGTCGTTATCGACGGCGGCGACTACTGGGTCAGCGACGTACGCCTGTCGCCTGGGTCCGTGATTCACCTGCGCGGGCTGTTGCCGTATTGGGACGGTCACGGTCACGGGGTGATTACGACTCACGGTCCCGAACTGGCGTTAGCGGCGACTGTGCGGACGTACGCGGCGGGCGTGTTCAATTCGGGCGTTCCCGCTGGCTACCTGAAATCGTCCGCTCCGACGATGACGCCTGACGACGCGATGAAACTGAAAGCGACATGGCTGGCGCAGCACGGCGGCGCGAAACGCAGCATCGCGATTCTGAACGCGACGACCGAATTCCACCCGATTTCGATTTCGCCTGTGGACGCCCAGCTGACGTCGTCGCGGGAATGGTCGCTGCGCGATATCGCCCTGGCGTTCGGGCTACCCGCGTACATGCTGGGCATCGCTGGCGATAACAGCACATACGCGAACGTCGAATCGCGAATGATTGAACTGAACCAGTTCACACTTCTTCCGTGGATACGACGAATCGAGTCGGTCCTAGACAGCGAATTCCCAGCGGGTACGTCGCTGAAAATCCGAACCCAGGGACTACTGCGCGCCGACACGAAGTCGCGGAACGAAAGCTACAAGCTGGCCCTGGACGCGGGCTGGCTGACCGTTGACGAAGTCCGCGCGCTGGAAGACCTACCACCACTAGTAAGCGAAGGGGTCGCGTAATGAACGAAGTCCTAATGGAACTGCGACGGGTCGACCTCGCCGAACGTATCGCTGTCGGCGTCGTCGCACCGTACGACGAAGTGTCCTACCTGACGCCGCACATAGAAGGCGAACGAATCAAGCGCGGCGCGTTCGCCCGTTCCATCGCCCACCATCGCGGCGGAATTCCCGCGCTGCGAAACCATTCGACCGACAGAAAAATGGGAATGTCGACAGGCTGGGACGACGGCGACGACGGTCTAGTCGGAACGTTCAAGATTTTCGAAGGTCCACACGGCGATGACCTGTTAGAAGACCTGCGAACAGGTGGGCTGGACAGCCTGTCGGCGGGGTTCCAAGTGATTCGGGCGACCCGTGGCGCGGACGGCGTTCGCGAGATTCACGAAGCGCGGCTGGTCGAAGTGTCATTTGTCGCCCTACCCGCCTACCAGGGCGCGGCGATGCTGGCGGTCAGGTCCGCACAGTCGCTAGACGACATTCTCGCCCCGTTCCTGAACCGTCCCGACGTGAACCTAGACCCACTGCCGGCGATTCTGTATAGTCACGTTCGCTAGTAGTTGCATTTGCAACTACCCACTAACTGAATCCGCGGCCCGCATTAGCTCGCCCGCTGGGGTCTAGGCACCTGACGACGGTCAGCCCGCCGCCCAGACGGAAACACCTGTTGCACCTGCGACACGACGAACCCGACACGGGTTCCCTGACGCATGGGAGTACCACAGGTGAAACACGTAACACAGCTAATCGAAGAACGCGATTCGATTACCAGCGAAGTAAAAGCGCTGACCGAACGCGCCGCCGACGAAGGTAAGGACCTGAACGCCGAACAGCTGGCGTACATCGCGACACTACAAACGCGCGCAAGCGCTATCGACTCGCAACTAGTCACACATTCGAACATTCTCGATTCGCAGCGGTCGTACGCCGACCTGTTGACGAAGCTGGAACCACGCGAAGAAGTCGCGAAACCAGAACGACGCAACACGTCGCAGAACGTCGAAACGCGTTCATGGGGCGACCTGTTCGTCGAATCGGAAGCGTTCAAGAACTACGGCGGCGCGGGGACTTCCCAGCGCGCCGTCGTCCCGTTCAGTCTCGAAAACCGCGCCGCTATCGACACGGGCGACGGAATTGTCGTCCCGTACATTTTCACGCCCGCCCAGTACACATACGCGACGCCGCTTATGTCGGTAGTCGGTCACATCACCACGGGTTCGAACGCGGTCGAATACATTCGCTGGACGCCGAACCCGCAGACCGCCGCGCCGATTGTCGCCGAAGGCGGAATGAAACCAGAAGCGGCGATGACCGCTGTCCCGACGTCAGACACGCTGGACACGTACGCCCACTGGAAGGGAATCACGCGACAAGCGCTGGAAGACATTCCCCAGATTCGGTCGATTGTCGAAAACCGTTTGAAGCAGGGAATTATGGTCGCGCTCGAAACGGCGGTCGCTTCCGCCCTGGCGGCTGACGCGAACATTCCGCCCGCGACGGTCCCTGTCGGCGGGACGCTGACGGAAGCGATTCGTGTTGGCGTCGCGACGGTTCAGTCGGGCGGGTTCGCGACGCCGAACGCCGTACTGGTCAATCCGCAGGACGCCGCGGGAATCGACATCGCAATGATGCAAGGGACCCTGAACGGCGCTTCGCTGAACGGGACCCTGTGGGGTATCAAAGTGATTCCTGTTCCTGGGCTGGCGGCTGGGACCGCGTACGTCGGCGATTTCAAGGCGGGCGTACAGATTTTCGACCGTGGAACGACGTCGCTGTACATGACCGACAGCCACGCCGACCTGTTTATTCAGAACATCGTCCTAATTCTGGCCGAAATCCGCGCGCTGGTCGCCGTGACCGAACCAGCCGCTATCGCCGAATGTTCAGTGTCGCTGACCGCGGCGACACAGTCGACGTCGGCTGGCAAGTAACGATGCCCGCGACCGCCGCGTCTGTGCGAATTCACCTAGGCGTCGACCCCGCGTCGACCGTCGACCAGGAAGCACTAGACGCGGCGGTCGCCGCCGCGAACGACGTCGTCGTCATGTGGCGACCCGACCTGACGAAAGACCCAGACGGAATCCTGCTAACCGTGTGGCCCGCCCGTGTCGACCAGGCGGCAGTAATCGAAGCGGCGCGGCTGTACGGGCGACGCGGAAGTGTGCAAGGCGTCGCCGCGTTCGCCGACCTGGGCGTGTCACTGATACCGCGCCTAGACCCAGAAGTTCGGTCGCTGTTGGAACTGGGCGAATACCAGCGTTCGGTCGTCGCGTGACTTCGCCGGCATTCGACCGCGGTCTAGAACTGGTCGACAAACTGGTTTCGGCTGGCATCGTCGCCACGGTCGACCCGCGGTCGGCGACGCCGCCGTGTGTCCTGGTTGGCCCGCCGACGAAACGGTACGACGTCGGCTGTGGGTTTACCGCCGAATGGCAGTTAATCGCGCTGGTTCCTGGTCCTGGGAACGCCGACGCGTTCAAAGCGCTAGACGCCCTAGAAACAGCGGTCGCCGAAGTCCTACCCGTGACACGGTCGACGCTGACTCAGTACAGCCTGACGCCCGACAATCCATCGCTACCCGCCTACCGAATCGAATACACAGAAGGGGTCTAATCATGGCAATAGTTGAATCTCGACTAAAGGACGGAATTCTGACGCTGGGGACAACGCCAGAAGACTTTTCGTGTCAGGTCACGAACTGTCGTATCAATTCCAGCTACGACGACGACGGCGACGCGGTCGAAACGTTGTGCGGCGATCAGATCGCGCCGGGCCGCAAACTCGGCGGCCGCAGCCTCGCCGGGACCGTCATCCAAGACTTCGACGCGGCGACGAACTCGTTCATCGAATACTGCTGGGACAACGACCTCGATGTCGTCGACTTCAGCTACGTCCCGAACGCAACCGGGGCACCCACGATCACCGGGCAGTGCCGCATCGAGGTGCCCGGCGAAACCTACGGCGGCGACGTGAACACCCGCGTCACCTCCGACTTCGAGTTCGGCATCGTCGGAGCCATCACCCGCACACCGGCCCCGTAACCGTGGCCGACTTCGAGGGCACCGTCCGCATCGAAGGTCTCGACGAGCTCGTCCGCACGATGCGCCGAGCCGGCGACGACCTGTCGGATCTGAAGGACGCCAACACGCGCGCCGCCAACATTGTCGCGGCCCGTGCCGAGCAGCTGGCCCCGAAACGGACCGGTCGGCTCGCCGGCAACATCCGGCCTGCGAAACAGGCAGGCCGTGCCCGAGTGATGGCGGGCAGCTCGTCGGTGCCGTACGCCGGGCCGATCCACTGGGGCTGGCCTGCCCGCCACATCGCAGAAAACCCGTTCATGTCGAACGCCGCGGTCGAGACACAACCCGAATGGCTCGCGGCCTACACCGAAGACGTGCAGACCGCACTGGACAAAGTACGGGGAGCGTGAGCGATGGCTTGGCAACGGATGCGGGTGCAACTGAAAGGTGAAGGTGAACCGATCGAGGTGCAGACCAACGCCCGCGATTGGGCGGCGGTCGTCATCGACCCGAACGCACCGAAGGCGCTCGACATGACGTTCCGTGTCGCCCATGCCGCACTGAAACGGTGCGGCCATGAGGTGCCCCGCGACTACGACAGCTTCCTGGAGATCCTCGAATCGTTGCCGGAGACCATCGACGCCGATGACGACACGAGCGGCCTGGACCCTATCCCGCAGGATCGTTAGGGCATACCGCCGTGTGCCTGGCGATCCGCACCGGGGTGTCGCACGAGGTGTGGCTGGAAGACACCCGTGCGCTGGCAACCGCGGTCGAGGTCATCACCGACGCTGACCGCAAGTCCCGCACCCGAGGTCACTGATGGCGTCGCCGGCGATCCTGAAGATCGACATCATCGCTGATGCGACGAAGGCCCTGAAGCAGATGGGCCTGGTCGAGACCAAGGCGTCGGGTGGTCTCGGGTTCACGAAGACGGCCAAGACGATCGCCGGGGCGGTCGGCACTGGTGCGGTCATCAAGTTCGGCAAGGACGCAGCCAACGCGGCCGCCTCCGATGCCGAGGCCGCGGCGGGCCTGGCGCGGACCCTGAAGAACGTCACCGGGGCGACCGACGATCAGGTGGCCGCCAACGAGGCCTGGATCTCCAACCTGTCGAAGTCCACCGCGATCGCTGACGACGATCTGCGGCCGGCGATGGATGCACTGGTGCGAGGGTTCGGCAACACCGAAGACGCACAGAAGGCCCTGGCGCTGGCGACCGATGTGTCGGCGGGTTCCGGCAAGGATCTCGTGACGGTCTCCGAAGCGATGATGAAGGCGGCCAACGGCTCGACCGGCGCGCTGTCCAAACTCGGGATCAAGACCAAGGACGCATCGGGTCATGCGCTGACGCTCGATCAGGTGATGGGCAACATGGCCGACACGTTCGGTGGGCAGGCATCAGCGAACGCTGACACCGCCGCCGGTCGGATGCGTGGCGCATCGATCGCCATGGGCGAGCTGCAGGAGTCGATCGGGGCCGGGCTGCTGCCAGTGATCGCCCAGCTCGCACCGATGCTGGCCACGATGGCCCAGTTCGTGCAGGACAACGCAACATGGATCGCCCCGCTGCTCGCCGGTGTCCTCGGGCTGGTCGCAGCCATCAAGATCTGGTCGGTCGTGCAGGGCATCTTGAACGTCGTCATGGCCGCCAACCCGATCGTGCTGGTCGTGTTGGCGGTGGCCGCGCTGGTCGCCGGGATCATCATCGCCTACAACAAAGTCGATTGGTTCCGTGACCTCGTGCAGACCGCGATGCGGGCGATCTCGACCGCGTTCGGGTGGATGCTCGACGCCGCCAAGTCGGTGTGGAATTGGTTGTCGAGCAACTGGCCGCTGCTGCTGGCCATCATCACCGGCCCGTTCGGTCTCGCCGTGCTGGCCATCGTGCGCCACTGGGACGACATCAAGGGCGCAGCGCAGGCCGTGTGGGATTGGATCAGCAACACGTGGCACACGATCACCAGCATGCTGACCGGCCCGTTCGAGGCGGCACGCGACACGATCGTCGGGATCTGGGATGGCGTGGTCTCCACGCTCAGCGGGATCGTCACGAAGATCGTGAACGCCATCAAGAACCCGATCAACGCAGTGATCCGCGCCTGGAACGGCCTCGAGTTCACCATCCCGTCGATCGATACGCACATCCCCGGTGTCGGCAAGATCGGCGGGGCCACGATCGGGTTCCCGAACATCCCGCTCCTCGCCCAAGGCGGCTCCGTGCTGCGCACCGGGATGGCCATCGTCCATGCCGGCGAACAGTTCTCCGGTGTCGGGCGCAGCTTCGGTGGCACAACGGTCATCAACGTCAACGTGACGCACACCGGTCTCGGTGCGGACAGCCCGCAGATCCAGCGCGGCGTCGTCAACGCCCTGCGCGGCTACGTCGGCCGCAACGGTGCCATCGACGTACCGGTCAGGACCGGTGTCTAGATGGCCGTGTGGGCGCCTGGGATGCCGTGGCCGTCCGGTACACCCGGCGGGGCCGCCTCACCGCATTGGAGCGACTACATCCGCCTGTGGGTGCGTGCTGCGATCGGTTCCGGTACCGGCTTCCACCTGGGTCAGTCGACCACCGACCGGTTGGATGCCGGCAACGTGATGGGTCACGTCCCATCGTCGGGTCCGCTGTGGGTCGACATCTCCTGCGACGTCCTCGATGTCAACATCAACGGCGGCTCCCAATCCGTCCAAGGCATCCTCACCAAACCGGACACAGCCACGCTCGAGGTGACCATCGCCGACCCGACCGGGAAATACGACCCGGTCAACCCGTCCGGCCCCTACGCGCTCGGCGGCCACTCCAGACTGCTGCCCGGTACACCCGTCGAAGCATGGTGCGAAGTCGTCAACCCGGCCGACTCGACATGGACGACCCACTACCTGTTCACCGGCCGCGCCGACTCGTGGGAACAGGACTGGACCCCGACACCGACGAACCGGCAAACCAAAATGGTCGCCAGTGATGTGACCCGCGAATTCGTGCGCATGGACCGCCCCGAACAACCCGCCGCCGGCGCCGGCGACACCACCAAAGCCCGGGTGCAACGCATCGTCACCTTCTTCGGATGGCTCGGCACCATCATCGCCCCGACCGGCAACGGTGTGGCGACGTTGCAGGCGACGACGTTGGCGCAGTCGGCGTGGGAGTTGTTGAACCGGACACTCGACGACGAGCTCGGCTACGTCCACTTCACCACCAAAGGCGAACTGCGATGGTTGGACCGCAACGTGTGGTTCACCAAAACGGCGCCCGTGATCACTCTCGGCTGCGACGTCGGCCATGACGTCCTCACCGATGCGACACCGTCGGCGATCGGCTGGCAGCTCCGCAACGCGGTCTATGCGGCGCGCACCGGTGGCACCACCCAAACCGCTTCGAATCAGGCGTCGATCGACCAGTTCGGTCGCTACGACTACACTCGCACCGACCTCGGCCTCGCCGACGACACCCAAGTCGGCCAGTGGGCAACCGTCGTCGTTCAGCTGTACGCCTACCCGCAAGTCACACTCGACGATGTCACCTTCCAACCGTCGATTGCCGCCGACCCGTCGGCCTGCTGGAAAGCTGTCCTGTCGATCCTGATGGTCACCGGCATCGTCCGCGTCGTCTGGGCGCCACCCGACATCCCCGACCACGTCCGCGACATCGCCTCGAGAGTCGTCGGCTACCAGCACCAGATCACCCGCACCGCCTGGGAGGTCACCTGGATGCTCGTCGACTCCAACCCGATGGCCTACATCGGCGCCGTGTTCACCATGGGACCCGACGCCCAGGACCGGCTCGATTCCAACTTCGTTCTCGGCTTCGCCGGATAGGAGCAACTGAAATGCCACAAAAAGTGTGGGCCGTCGGCGAAGAAGTCCTCGCCGCAGACTTCAACAACTACGTCCAAAACCAGGTCGTCGCCCAGTTCCCCAACGTCGCCGCGCGCACCGCCGCGATCGCGGCACCGGTGGGTGGTCAAGCCTCCTACATCGACTCCGGCGATGCCAACGAAGGCCCCGAATTTTGGAACGGTGCGGCGTGGCGCAAACCGTGGAACATGCCGTGGGGCGTGGTCGCGCAGTTCACCGTGCTGCCGGCCAATCTGGTCACTGTCGGGACAACCGAACTCGTTTTGTTCACGACACCGGCGTTCAACGCGCCCGGCAACCGCCGCTACAAGCTGACCTGCGAATTCACCGGGTTGGGCACCGAGATCGGCAACTCGTTCCTGGTCCAGATGCGCCGCCCCAACCTGGCCGGCACGATCTTCAAGTTCGGGCCGACGCTCCACATCGCTGGTGCGAGTTACCAGACCCCGTTCAGCTTCATCGGCTTTGATCTGCCGCCCGCCAACGCGGCACAAACCTATGTGCAAACGGTCCAACGGACGAGCGGTAACGGCACCTTCACCGCGCTCGGCGGAACCCACAACAACAGCATGACCGTCGAAGACGTCGGCCCGGCAGCAGCGGGGGCGCCGACATGATCGCCGACGCGGTCGTCATCTCGAGCGGTGTTGTTGTGCTCGCACTCATCGTCATTGTCATCGTCCTACTGCTGAGATGAACGGAGGTGAACCCATGAGCTACACACCGACCGAACCGGAACCGGACCTGCCGCCCGATGAACCGGACCCCGAACCATGAGCGGCCGCTATCTCACCGAGATGGCCGATGTGTTGCGTGCCGCCGGACTGCATGTGCTCGAGGTTGACGGATGGCAAACCCGAGCCCGCAAGTCCGGCGGCTACGCCGCCAACCGGCCATGGTGCGTGATGTGGCACCACACCGCCAGCAACGCCTCACCGGCCAGCGACATCAGCTACATCATCAACGCCGACACCGCCCCCATCTCCAACCTGTACCTCGACCGCACCGGCACGATCCATGTCATCGCCGCCGGCGCCACCAACACCAACGGCAAAGGCGGCCCGCAGAAGTTCTCGCGCGGCACCGTCCCGCTCGACTGCATGAACGAATACGCCGTGTCGATCGAGGCCGCCAACACCGGCGTCGGCGAACCCTGGCCCCAGGTCCAGATCGACGCGTTCTTCACCGCGTCGATCGCGTTGACGAACTGGCTCGGGCTCGAGCCGACCGACATCTCCAGCCACGCCGGCTGGACCACCCGCAAGATCGACCCGGCGACAGCAGCCGCCGTCCAAGGACCGTGGCGGCCGGCGTCGATCAACACATCCGGCACATGGTCGCTCGACGACCTCCGTCACGAAGCCGCCCGTCGCGCCGCCAAGACACCGGCACCGATACCACCGACACCCCATTTGGAGGATCACATGTACCTCGCCACACTCTCTGACGGGACCGTCGTCGTTGTCGGCTCCGCGGTCCGCCCGGTCTCCGGTGACGAGATCGGCGCGGGCGGCCCGTTCGCCAACCTGCCACGGTTCACACCCGACCCGTCGAGCTACTGGCACATGTGGCTCGCCGCCGGAGCAGCCGAATATTCGTCGCGCGTCGTGGTCTGATGACCGCACCGACACCACCGCCACCCGGGCCGCACGTGTTCGTCAACGACCCGGTCCGCGTCGGCTGGGTCATCTACACCTTCGTGCAAGCCGTCGTCACCGTCCTGCTGATCGCCAAGGTCGTCACCGAAGTCGCCGGCGGCATCGTCGTCGGTGTCACCACAGCCGCCTACGCCGCCGTCTCCGAGCTGTTCGTCAGACCGGCCACAGTGGCACGACAGCCCCTCGAGGAGTACGCCGCAGCAGTCATGGCCGCCCCAGCACCGCAGCCCCCACCGAGGGGCACACAGCCCCCTGGCGGCCCGCCGGCACCGCTGGCACCGTGACCGATGAGGGCAACGGCAACGGTCACAAACCGAGCCGCGACTGGGTCGCCCTGACCCTCGCCATCGGACTGGCCACCGCCGTCAACCTGATCGTCATCGGCGTCCTGCTCGCCGCCTACTACCGCGGCAAGAAGTCCGGCGACTACTCGATCTCGGAGAACGCCACCCAAGTCCTCATCGCCGCCTTCGGTGGAATGATCGGCGTTCTCGGCGGCTACGTCGGCGGCAGCTCCGTCGCCAAAGCAACGACCCGCTCCGCCGAGCGCGATCAGATGCTGCTGAACGCCCAACCGATCGACGACAGCGTCCAGAAGGTCGACATCATCGGCACCGTCGAAACGACCGAGGCACCCCCCGAGGTCTGAATCCATCGGGACGGTACGCCGCAGCCAATCGACCTCGCTCCTCGGCCCGCGCCTCACCCGGCAGATAGCCGTTCAACGAACGATTGATCCGCCGCACCGCGACTACCACCGCGGCAGCAGCGACACCGACGACAACCCAGCGTCTCATTGTGCGACTAACGATCTCCAATTTTACGCGCTACCTAATTGTGGAACGTTAGCATTCTCCCTGCACGTACATGCACTGTTCGATACACACTGAACCGATATACACGGTATGGTGAGGGTTCATCACCGAACACGATGACACGGTAGAGGTCCCGGGTTCGAGTCCCGTCACGCCCACAAAACACCGATCTACCTGGTGTTTTATCCGAGAATCGGGGGCGTTGCGAGGCCCGAGGATCGACACAGACCACTATCTTGTCGAACCCGCTGGAGACCCGAAATGCCGCGCAACCTGCCCACACCCGCCGATCGCCTGATCCGCTCCTTCGTCGCCGCACGCCGCAACAAGTGGAGCCACGAGTACCTGTACATCGCCGTCGGGACGCTCAACCGGCTGCACGCCTTCCTCGCTGCTCGAGGCCTCACCCTCGTCGACGCCGACCCGGCCGACCTCAACGACTTCCTCGCCGAGCGCCTCGCGACCGGCCTGCACCCGTCGACGGTGATCGGCGATCACACCAAAATGCGCGGCTTCTACAAGTGGGCTTCCACCGACCCCGGCGACGGCCTGCCCTACGTCACCCCCAACCCGATGCTGCGCGTCGAGGCACCCAAAGGTGCCGAGCCCGAACCGGCCAACATCCCCGAAGCCGAGGAATGGCAGTACCAGGCGTTGATGGCGACCTGCACCGGGCGGCGGACCCGCGCCGGTGAACGCCGCGCCCTCGACCGTCGCGACGCGGCGATCATCGCTGTGCTGTGGCATGTCGGGATCCGCCGCGGCGAGCTTGCCGCCGTCGACTACGACGACATCGACTGGGACAGCCAGATGCTCCACCTGGGACGCACCAAGGGCCGCACCCGCGCCCGGGCCCGCGACGTGTACGTGCCCGACGAAGCGATGGAGTACCTCGAGCGGTACGTGTGGGAACGCGGCGAGCATCCCGGCGCCCTGCAGCGTCGACGTCTCGCCGCCAACTCGATCCACCTGATGCTCGGCCGGCGCTGTGACGTCGCCAATGCCACCCAGCAGCTCCCCGAAGTGTTGCACGTGCCGTCGCACAGTTTCCGTCGAGGCCTCGCCGCGGCGTGGCTCGAAAACGGTGGCCAGCAGGTGATGTTGGAGACCCACATGGGCTGGAAACACGACGGCCGGATGGCGGCGCGCTACAGCGGCAAGAGCCAGACCAAACTGGCCGCCGCCGACGCCGCCCGCGTCGCCGAAGCCCGCGCCGCCCGCCGGCTACGGAGCGTCTCGTAGGCGCACGTCGACGCGCACACGTCTCGTCAATTGCTCGGCGACCATCGCCGCGATCGCATCGGCCAGCCGAGCCTCCAGCACCGGCAGATCGCTCGGGTCGCTGTCGGGCAGGTTGTACAGCTCCCTCGCAGATTTGCCGTCCGGCCACGGCAGCACCTTGCTCGACGACTCCAACCCGTTGAGCACGCCGGTGCTGAACTTCCACGCCTTCTGGCCGCGTCCGTACTGCAAGATGCGCCTGATCGTGTTGACGTGCACGCCGGTCTTCTCGGCGATCTCGCCGACGCCATGGCGCTGATTGATGTCCCGCAGCGCCTGGGCGACGTGGGTCAGCGACATGGCCACGAAGGCTAAACGCCAAAAATATTTTCCCACAGCGCACTGGGGACAATCATGTGTCTAGCCGTGCACCATTGTGCATGATTGTGCACCGAGACGCCTGAAGGTGCAGCTGTGGACGACGGCGCCGCGATATCCCCAACGGGGGGGATTGCAAGGTTGTGGACGCGGGTGCACAATCTGATTTTCATAGCTCAGGCTTAACCAGGGAGGTCCGACATGGATAACCCCGAACGAGCGACCGCCCCCGAATCCGATGACGACCTGCTCGTCCCCGACGAAGTCGCCGGGCTGCTCCGAGTGGGCCGCTCAACTGTCTATCGACTGATCCGAGACGGCGACCTACCGCACGTCAACATGCCGCACGCACCGGTGCGAGTGACCCGCGGCCAGGTCAAAAAGTTCATCGCCTCGCGGTCCGTCGACGCCGAATCCATCGCCATCTAGGCGCCACCGTTCTCAGCCGCTGGCGGCGCGCCTCTCGCAACGCCCGTGCCGCCGGCGCTGTCTCGTTACATACAACTGGAGGGCCCGTGAGGCCTACCGAAGCAGCTTGCCAGAGCACCATCGTCGAGGCCGCCCGGCTCGGCGGCTGGATGATTCATGCCGAGCGCCAGGCTCAGTCGAGGAAGGGTTGGCGGACTCCAATCCAAGGTCACGCCGGCTTCCCCGACCTCGTCCTGGTGCATCCGGATGCGCGGTTGGTGTGGTTCGTCGAGATCAAACGCAAACCGAACAAGCTCGCCCCCGACCAGCTCGTGTGGCGCACCGCCCTCGAGGAAGCCGGCGCCGACTACCGGCTGGTGTGGGTCCCCGAGGAGCTCGACGAGTTCTGCCAGACCCTCGTCAACAAGCGGCCCGTCACCGTGATCGTCACACGATGGCCGCCGGCCCCTCCGGATCCGTCGCTGTTCGACTGGGACGGCGAAACATGATCTTCCCCGGCCCACCGTTCATCGACCCCGGCACCGCCCCCGAAGGCATCGTGCTGCACTGCTACCGGGTCCCCGAAGAAACCCTGCTGTTCGTCCAATACCTGACCGGGCTGCTGTCCGACCATGAGATCGACCAGCTCGCCGACCAAGGCACCGACGTGGCGTTCCGCGAAGGCGCCACCAACGTCTGTCTCGTCGCCTACGACGGCGACAGCGGCGCCCGGCTACCGGTGCGCGACTGGTTCGACCCCGGGTTCATGCCATGACCGCCATCGTTGCCATCGTCGCGTTCGCCGGCATCGCCGCCCTCGCTCTCGCCGTCGGTCTGTACATCGGATATTTCCGATGACCGCCGTCGCCATCGTCATCATCGTCTCCGTGGCCGCCGCGGTCGGGATCGACCGGCACGAACGCCGCGCCGAAGCCGACCGGCACCACCGTGCGGAGCATCGCCGCATCCTCGACGAACTGGACAAGCACCGACCATGAACATTCGCACCGCCCACCGGATCATCGACAAGGTCCCCGACGACCGGCTCCTCGCGTTCGTGCGCTGGTGCCAGCTCAACGACCCGCCGTTCGTCGACAACCCGCAACTCGTGCGTGGGGTGATGGCCGCCTATATGGCTGGACCTGAACGGGAGGAGGACCCCCAATGACTGACCAACCTGTAGTAGAGGTCGAGGGTTCGGCGCCGGTGGTGCAGATGGACCTCGACGCCCAGATCGCCGCCGACATCCCCGCCACCTGGGTCGCCGCCTGGCGGCTGTCCCGAAGGATCTGTAACACCCCCTTCGTACCATCAGCACTACGCGGTGACCCGGCCTCCGTCCTCGCATGCATCCTCACCGGCGACGAACTCGGGCTCGGGCCGATGCAGTCGCTGCGCATGGTCCACGTCATCGAAGGCCGCCCCGCGGCATCCGCGGAACTGATGCGCGCCCTGGTCAACCGTGCCGGACACAGGATCGATGTCGTCGAATCGCGGCAGGATCGCGTCACCCTCGCCGGCCGCCGCAACGACACCGGCGCCAACGCCAAAGTGACCTGGACGATCGCCGACGCCCAACGCGCCAAGCTGACCGGCAACCCGGCGTGGACGAAGTACCCGCGGTCGATGCTGCTGGCCCGCGCGACATCGGAGCTGTGCCGTGCCCTGTTCGCCGACATCATCGGCGGCCTGTACACCCCGGAGGAAACCGCGGCGATCGAGGGCCGCGCCTGGGAACCCGATCTCGGGGAGCTTGTCGACCCGGTCACCCTCACCACCCTCGAACCGGAAGGCGACGAACCCGAACCCGAGGGTGAGCAGCTCGAGCTGACCCGCGAACCCGTCGAGGAGGGGCCATGAGCGAGCCGGTGTGGTTGCTGCGCCGCTACATCAACTCGGTCATCGTCGACGTGCGCACCAACCCGAAAGGCGTCGTCGTCGAGGTCGGCCCACCCGGCCGGCGTGCCCGCCGCCGCCTGCTGCTCACCGGGATCACCAATGCGACCGAACTCCGCGGCCCACCACCACCCGACCCCGATGACGACCAGGCCCAGATCGACATCGGCGACGACATGTACGAACGATCCCGATACGACGACAAGGAGGACCTATGAACGCCATCGATGTGGTGTGGCGTGAGCAACGCTACGAAGCCGGCACCTACCTGTGCCAAGTCGTCCGCCAAGGCGACCACGGCCGCCTGACGATCACGCTGACGACGCCCGACATCCCGGTGCCGATCCACTGCGAACTCGTCGAATGCGACCGCGCCGAAACCGAACGGTGGCGGACCCGCGCTCTGGCCGTGATCACCAACCCAGACCTACGGAGCGACGGATGAGCGCACCGATCAGCCTGCTGTGGTTCGCGGTGTCGTCCGAACTCGGCATGGTCATCCTCGCCGTATTGGCGATCGCCATCGTCACCGCCGTCATCGTCTTCGGCGGCGGCTGGTCATGAGTGTCGGCCTGACCTACACCGGCCAGCTGAGTGTCGAGGTCTGCTGGTGCGGCATCCACCACGCGGTGCCGACCGAGCTCGTCGAGATGCAGCGCCGCCAGTTCCGCGACGGCTTGCGCCAGGTCGACATCTATTGCCCGCTCGGCCACGCCTGGGTCCGTGCCGGCGAGGGCGAGGCAACTCGCCTGAAGCGCGAACTCGCCGAGCGGCAGGCGCAACTGGTCGCCACCCGAGATCAACTGGCCGCCGCCGAGCGCGAGGCCTCGCGTGCCCGCAAACGTGCCGCCAAAGGGATCTGCCCGTGCTGCAAACGGTCGTTCGTCAACGTCGCCCGCCATGTGGCCGGCCAGCACCCCGACTACGTCAAGGAAAACCGATGAGCGTCGTCGTGCGCGCCAAGCTCCCCAAGGGTGACACGAACGGTCTCACCCACCTCGAGGGCACCCTGGCCAGCGACCCCGACC